CGCTGATGCGTCCGAACGTATGCGTTTTAGGTCACACCGAATGGTTTCACATTAGCCGCAACAAGTCGCTACTGAAAGCCATGGGCCGTAACGTTGACACCCAAGAAGGTAAGATCACTCGCCAAGAGTTTGTCGACTTACTCGAGATAAACGAACTCATCGTGGGCCAGTCTCGATACAACATGGCTAACAAAGGCCAATCAGCGAACCTTTCTCGCCTATGGGGTGGCACTGCTGCTTTCCACTATCGCAACTCAAACATTTTGAGTCTTGAAGAAGACATGACGTTTATGGCGACAGCTTCATACCTTGGCAAAGTTGCATATCAGAAGCAGCTAGAGCCGGGTGAACTTGGTCTTCGTGGTGGCGTGAAAGTGACAGTCGGTGACTCTGTAAATGAAGTACAGATCGCCAAAGAAGCTGGCTACCTATTCACAGGCGTTCTTTAAGAGCGCCTTAACCTTAACCCGTTAGAGGACTGGCACCATGGCAGAACCTAAAACCCAAACCGCAGCGCAGAAAGCAAAAGCTGCTGCAGCCAACAAGGCGAAAGCCGACACAGAAGCTGCTGAGAAGGCTAAGGCAGCAGCAGAGCAAAAAGCCAAGGCTGACGCTGAAGCGAAAGCAAAAGCCGAAGCAGAAGCCGCTGAGAAGGCTAAAACTTACAGCGGAAAGCTCACTTATTCTGCGCGGATTGGGAATAAGACATTCGAAAAAGGCCCAGTTGAGGGTTTGTCAAAAGCGCAGTTTGACGAACTGGTAGCCCTTAAAGCCATAGAAACGGAAGACGAGTAGTGACATACGCAACAGTTACAGACATGATCACAAAGTTTGGTGAACAAGAAATTGATGAACTCACCGATCAAGACAATCCTGGTAAGCTTGAAGATGCTATTGCAGACGCAACTAGCGAAATAAACTCATATCTAGCGCAACGCTACGATGTGCCACTTCAACAGCTTCCTGTCACGATCACGTCTGCCTGTTGCGATATTGCGCGTTATCGTCTTTATTCGCACCATGCGACAGAAGAAGTCAACCAGCGGTACAAGGATCGTATCGCTTGGTTGAAGCTTCTTTCAGAAGGTAAGTTGACTATTGGACTAGCTGAAAAAGACTCCAACAAAAAAGCTGGCGCAATAATTACCAGCGGCGGCAAGAACAGGATTTTTACCCAAGACACCATGAGAGACTTCTAGTATGTCGAAGTCCTCGGTTCGTATCGATGAAACCCAATTCACTCGCATCCAGAAGATCCTCGCCAAATTTAGAGGTGACATTCTCACGCCTTTTCTTCGTGACGTAGGCGTAAGACTAGTAAACGACTTCAAGCTAGGCTTCCGAAACTCTAAAGCACCAGACGACTCTCGATGGGAACCAGTTCAGCGCGAAGGTAAGCCCCTCATTGATACTGGCAGGCTAAGAAGTTCAATCCACGCCGTAGTTACTCCGGGAAGGTTAGAGGTAGGCACCAACGTAGTATACGGACCCACGCACCAATATGGCGATGACAGCACTATCAGAGTCACCGTGCCAGAGCATACAAGGCTAATAAACCAAGCATTCGGTAGGCCGCTTAGATTCGGTGTTTATTCGCAGGTAAAAGAACACAACAAGAACATACAACGCAACATTCCTGCTAGACCATTTCTGGGTATTGAGCAGCGACAAAAGCGGAAGATCATACGCACCTTTGCAACTCACGTAGAGCGCATCACTAATGGCGAGGCTACATCATGAACTACGAAGCCCTAGAAGATAAGTTAAACCTAATCGAGGTCAGCGGTACCAGAGTTTTCAGCGAAGTGATGACTGCCGTGGATGAAAAAGCAGTAGTGGCGAACGGCATTGTAAGACGTGATTCAGCATTTGTCATACCCATGGCTGACGAGGCAAAGACAGAAGCAATTCACAGCATGTATCACGCGCAAGACATAATGACGACAGTCGGCATTATTTACGCGATACGTTCAACTAATGATATTTACGGGCGCAATGTAAACGCTCGACTAAAAACCATCAAAGAAGCCGCACGGAAAGCTATAGCAGGCTTTCAAATTGACGAAAACCACGATGCATTTAACTTCGCAAGCGGAGAGGGGATCGCCTTTCTCAAAGGTGGAATTTTCTGGATGGATATTTTCACAACAACATACAGACTCGATCAGGAGTAACCCATGAGCAACCGTAAAACGAAGAAAAAGTTATTAGTGGCAGCGGTCAACGATGCCGCTTATGGCGCAGACGCTGTGGACGGCGGCACCCCAAAAGCCATGCTTACATCGGGCTTTGATTTAACACCCATTGAAGGTGATGACATCGAGCGCGATTTAGACACTGGCGAAGGCGGTCACTCTGAATACATCCCGGTAGGAACACACGTGAAAGCGTCGGGCTCTATCGAGGTAGGTGGTTCAGGAACCCCGACTACACCTGCGGCATTTGAGCCTATTTATATTGGAGCAGGCTATCAAACAACACCTGCAGCAGACGCGGTAGAACACACTCGGGTTCACGACAATAGTGAGAAAGACGTCACATTCTACGGATACAAAGACGGTGCAATTCACATCATCACTGGCGCACGCGTGACCTTTACCACCAACATCACAGTTAACGAAGTACCAAAAATCGAGTTTGAGATAACCGGGCTATACGGCGGTATCTTATCTGGCAACATTCCAGTCGCTGACTTCTCAGCGTTCAGAAAGCCGCTAAAAGTAGGCCACATCAATACAACGTTTAAGTTGGACGATGTTGAATACAAGATGCTCGAATTCACCTGCGTAGAAGGCAACGAAATCGTCTACGACGAAAATACAGTTGAAGAAGCAGTACAAATCACAGACTGGAAGACTGAAGGCTCTTTCACCATTGAATGCCCACCAATCGCAGAGTTTGACCCATTCTCGAAAGCGCTAAACACCGAAACGCTGAAGATGCAACTCATTCACGGAATAACTGCGGGTGATATATATCAGCTGGATGCTGAGAAAATCCAACTTGGTCGAGCTACATACGGTGACAAAGAAGGTCGCATGACATACGTCATCCCTTACCGCGTCATTGGTGAGCATAAACACACAACTAAGTAGGTAATAAAATGGGATTCGTAATTCAAACAGGTGAGAAAAAAGTTAAATGGCCAGTGCGCGTACATGAGCCAATCGACGGTGGGAAGACAAAAGAACATGAGTTTGAAGTCACCTACGGTCTCTTGACACAGGCCGAGTACGACAAGGCAATGCAAGACAAACTCCCTGACCATGAGTTTATTAAAAAAATACTTAGAGGTTGGTCGGCACTCACCGATGAAAGCGGCAACGAAATCCCATTCAATGATGCAAACATAGAATTGCTTGCATCAATCCCTTACATACGCCGTGCGCTAATTTCTGCATACCACGAAGCGGTTTCTGGCATTGCAGTAAAAAACTAGAAGACGTGGGCCGATACTGGGCGGTCGGTCCACAACAAGCCTCAAAAGAAAACGAAGAGTTGATCGAGCAAATGGAGCAGTTCGGTGCAACGCCAGCCCAGATTCAATACTACATAGACGCGCACGGAGCAAAAGACTGTGAAGTATTTAAGGAAAACGAAAGTGCAGTTAGTTGGTTTTTGACAATCGATGACCTTTTTAACTGGGCCTTTTCATCAACAGGTGCGCTGATAGTTGGCTTAGACGTAAAAGCCGTCCAAGCAGACGCGCAAATGCGCGGCATGGACATAAATCCAGAAGACTATGAGAAAGTTCGCGTCATAGCCAGATCAGCAGCTTATCACTACAACAATTCGAGAAGCTAACTATGGCGATGAGACTCAGCGTTTTATTTGACGGTGACACAGCCCGACTGAAAAGCTCGGCGAAACAGGCTCAGTCATCACTCAATACAGTCAAGCAAACAGCAGTAAGCGTCGCCCGACAAGTGGGTGCCGCTTACGCTTCTTATATTTCCCTTTCACAAATTGTCGACGTTACGAAACGTTATCAGCGACTAGAAGCACAACTAAGAACGTCAACCGGGAGCGTTACTGGTCAGGCACAAGCAATGGCTATTCTTAGCGATTTTGCATACGCCACCGGGCAAAACCTCGAAGGGCTAGTCGAAGGTTTCAATAAACTCGTCAACTTAGGTTTAGACCCCAGCAAAGAAGCATTACTGGCCTACGGCAACGTAGCCGCTGGTACTGGCAAAACTACTATGGACTTTATCGAAGCCGTAGCAGACGCCAGCGTTGCAGAGT